ATTCTTCTTCTTGACTTGGAAGAAATCATCATTGTGTAACTCAGTGTAACCCTTATAGAAAGTCTTGGAAATACCATCATATCTTCTCTTCATCAACTTCTCAATACGAGCATCTTCTACGATGTTTACAAAACTAGGATGTATTTGATACTCTAACCACCACTCCTCATCAGGTGTATATAATGCGTGTCCAACCTCATGACTTACTAACATGTCAATCACATCCTCGGATGCCTTATCCCATAGAGGTAGAGTAAGCACTCTTGTCTGAACATTGAACTCAGCAGTCTCAACTTTACGATGCTCTACAACTAGGTCTTCTGTAGCGAGTAATTTAGCGAGTTGTGATTTGATTTCGTGCTTGATAGTCATGGGGTTTCTTATCTGATATACCTATGATAACAAGAAACTCCAACCATGAAAGGGTTAAGTGGACACTTTTTTAACTGTCCCTTTCATCCAAAACTTCATTTATTAATTGTTTAAGTTCTACTTTCAACGCATCAGATATTAAATTAACATGTTTGAATTTGGCAGGGGGTATCGCATCTCTCTGTTCTTCAATACTTTTACCATCACCTTTACCTGTTCCATAAGACATTCCCTGCGTATCAATTTTCACTAGTCTCTTTGCCTCCAATCATCTGAACGATCTGGTCTAAACCAATCATGTATTTCATCTGGGACTATTGAAACCCCTTATTTGCCTACCACTTGAATCGGAGTCTCCTATATTCAAGTTATTCAGAAAAGAATCGTTCGGATTCGTATTCATTCTTCTTGCTTGTTTTATCATTCCTCTTGCACTTGTATTAGCCTTTGATAATTTCTCTGCCCATATCATGTCTTCTAAACTCACCTCAGTTCCTGCTGCTATTGACTTGCAGATGCCTTCAGTCGAGACGATATTGGGTTGATACATAAGGATATTTTATATTCATATTATTTATTTTAATTATTTAAGTGCTATTTTTTTATCATCTAATACACACAAAGTGGTTTGTTTGAACACTTCTATTGCTTGCGGAAGTATATAGTATTCCCTTCTCTGCACAGCTTTGGTTAAGGATTCTACTGTATCATTTTTAAGTATTGGAACTTCTTCCTGTAAAATTATTTCCCCCGAATCAAGTTCTTCATTTACATAATGCACGGTGCATCCGGTGGTATTTTCACCTGCTTCCATCGCTTGTTCAATGGCATGCAGCCCTTTGTATTTTGGAAGTAAAGATGGATGTAAATTAATAATTCTTTGTGGAAATGCATTTATTAGTTTTGGAGAAACAATTCTCATCCATCCTGCGAGAACGATCAGATCTACTTTCCAAGCATTCATTACATCAATTATTAAATCCTCTTTCTTACTTTTAATATAAGTATGAGGGATACCTAATTTTTGTGCTCTCTTTGCAGCACCACACTTCTCCTTATTATGAATCATAATGACAACTTCATCATCTCTACAAGAGCGAACGATGTTCTCAAAATTTGTTCCATTACCGGAACACATGACTCCTATTCTCATTTTGATTAGTATTTAATTATACAGTATCAAGAATATTTATTGTTGGCAACCAGCCTAAGTCCTTTAATTTTGTAATATCAGCACATGTTATGTCTCTTTCACCCGGTGTATCCTCTTTTATTGGTAAATGTCCCATACCCATCTTAGTTGCAAGATCAATAACTGCGATGGGATTTGCAGTTCCTACATCTAATACTCCAGTATAATCACTTTCAGCAAGAAGTGCGATTGCTGACACAATGTCTTTGACATGTATCCAATCTCTTTTATGCCTTGTAAGATATGTGGCAGTCTTGTCCTCTAGCATTCGATATAACATATCTGGACGACTTACCTTCTCTGCATATACATTAAAGAATCTCATACCCACACTATTTGGTGGTGCCTGAATTTCGTTTACTTTTTTGGTGATACCATAAGCATTTATCCACCATTCGTATACAGATGCAGAACTTGCATACAAACATCTTACGTTATTCTCTCTACAATATTCAAATATAGGTATTGATTTTGTGACATTGTTTTCCCAGAAGGCATCAGGGTTTTCTATAGCCTCACGAATTGCAGCATTCGCTGCGAGGTGTACCACCAAATCATATTTCTTAGTTGTTTTGAAATCACCGAGATCGCGTGGAATATCGTAACCATCAACCTCATGACCTTCACTCAAAAAGTATTCATATACATGACTACCAATAAAACCAAGATGTCCAGTAACTAAAATTTTCATGCAATCCTCCTGCTGAATCCGCGAACTTTATCAAACTTCATAAGATTATCAAACTTATCATGTAAGTCTGACTTATGTGATATAACAAATATGTTAGCATCTTTAATAATAAAACGAATAATTTTCATAAATTCATCTACACCAAATCCGTCAAGAGAACTATCAAATACCTCATCCATAATTAATAGATTTGTATTTACAGAGTTCTTGACTCTTGCTACCTCTCTCCATGTAAACAATAAGGCCAAATCAATACGCATCTTTTCACCTTCACTAAAGGATGAATATGAAAAATGTTCATGTATTGGTGACTCTACGGTCTCATTGAACTCCTCATCCAACTTAAAGTTGATATAGAAATCCATCATCTGCAGATAACGATTGACCTGCTGATTGATAAGTGGTAGATATTTTCGGATTATTTTAGTCTTTACACCATCATCTTTCAAAAGAGAATAGGCAAAGTCATGGTGAACTATGTCTTGATTTCTCTCAGAAAGTTTATCGTCAGTTGTTTTGAGACTAGTCTTAAACTCTTCTAACTTCTCATGCTCAGTATTTCTATTTTTAAATTGTTCGGTAATAGTTTGAATTTCTGATTCAAGTTCTCTGATCTGTTTCTGGTTGATAGAGATGTGAGTATTGTTTTTAGAAATGCCATTATTGAGTTTAGAAATCTCCTTTGTTAATTTGACAAACTGACGCTCTCTTTCCTTTTCTTGTTCGATAGTTTTCTCTAAGTCCTCAAAACCTTTCTTAAGTTTCTTTGCCTCAGATTGAGCATCTTCAATCTTATTTAAACGAAAGTCTTCCTCTATATCCTGTGTGCAGGTGGGACAAACCGTATTCTCTTTGAAAAACTTATGCTCTTTGGTAATGGTAGATACCTTATTTGATATCTGGCCTTTAAAGTTGTTCAGTTTGGACAGTTTCTTGTCAGCACCTACAAACTTTTCTTGCTCTGTACTTGTATCACGCACTTGATTCTCTAACTTTTCATTTATAATTACATACTCATCAGTCTCTTTGATGAGATCATTAATCTTATCTTTTCGATTCTTTACATCTTCTTTACTACGATTCTCTATCTCTTTAAGAAACTTATCTTGCATCTTAATTTTATCTTCTAAGTTTTCTCTTTTCAAATTAAGAGATCGAACTTGTTCTTTTTGTATTCTTAACTTATCTTTCAATAAGTTATTCATAAATGAGAAGATACGAATATCAAGCAGATCCTCAATCACATCTCTACGAACTGAACTTGACAGTTGCATGAAAGGTACAAAGGTGCTACTACCAAGTATAACTATCTGCGTGAATGATTTATAATTAACTTTCAGTATATTCTCTTCTAATATTTTTTGATTTGTTCGGTCATCAGCCTGTCGATGTAAGGGAGAACCATTGACTTCAATGTCAAATACCGTTGGTTTCATTCCTCTACGAACCACATACTCTCTTGCATTTACATCAAACTCCAGTTCAACTACACAATCTTTCTCATTTACTGTATTAATTAACTGAGTTTTATTAATTTTACGAAACGGTTTATTAAACAAAACAAAAGTAAGTGCATCCAACAAGGTGCTCTTACCTGAACCATTATGTCCGATTATTAAGTTTGTATTTTTCTCAAGGAAATCAATCTCTGTCCAGTGGTCTCCTGTTGACAGGAAATTTTTCCACTTAATCTTCTTGAATTTTATCATTACTATTTGGAATCACAAGATCATCTGGTGTGATGACGGCATACTTATAATTATACATGCTACAGGTCTT